CGTGGAGCTGAGAATGTAGACTTCACCCGAAGAACTAAGCTATATGACCTATATAGTGAAATCCTGATGGACCCACACTTAACCTCTGTAATTAACAAACGTAAGAATGCGGTAATGTCTGTACCTATTGAATTTCACCGTGATGGCAAACCGGATGATGCAATTAATGAAATGCTCAACTCGCCATGGTTTTACGAGTTCATATCAGATGCACTTGATTCTATCTTCTGGGGATGTTCATTAACTCAGTTCTTCCGTGATGGCAATTATCCTGATTATGACCTTGTGCCAAGGAAACATGTTGATCCGGTGCGTAAATTAATATTAAGACACCAAACAGATACAAATGGTACATCGTGGGATGATTATTCAGATTTACTTTTTATCGGGAAAGAAGATAGTCTGGGATTGTTGGCTCAAGCAGTACCGTATGTTATCTATAAGAGAAACACCATGGCCGACTGGGCGCAGTTCTCTGAAATATTTGGTATGCCTATACGTGATTATACTTACGATACTTCAGATGAAGACCTACGTTCTCAACTCATTAATGATGCAATGGAACAAGGTTCTAATGCTGTATATATCCATCCAAAGGATTCAGGACTAAATCTAATTGAGAGTGGTAATAAGTCGGGTAGTTCTCAATTGTACAATGACCTTAAAGATGCCTGCAACTCTGAACTAAGTAAACTGATTCTTGGCAATACGCTTACTACAGAAGCGGGGAAGAAAGGTACTCAGGCACTTGGAACAGTACACAAGGAAATAGAGGATGAAATTACCAACGGAGATAAAAAGTATATCCTTAATCTTTTGAATTACAACTTTGCCGATACACTTATTAATTTAGGTTTTGATCTATCCAATGGAAAGTTTGTTTTTGTTCCAAAAGAAAACGTAGACACCGCCAAGCAGGCTGATATAGTTGTGAAGATGCAAGGATTAGGACTACCTCTTGACAATGATTATCTATATGAAACTTTCGGCATTAAAAAGCCTGATAACTATGATGCACTATTGAAGCAAAAAGCAGACGAAAAGCTATTATTGCAACAGCAAGAACAAGCAGCCAAGGCAGCAGCAGAAAAAGCAAAAAAGACTAATACTATACCGGATAATACATTTACCAATAAAGAGGAAAACACTTTCTTTAATCGCTTAAAGAGTTTTTTCGCGAAAGCCCCGGAAAACAACGGGGCCGACGAGTGGTAATTGAGAACCTATATTATGGACATAGTTGTTCACAATGCGGAGGACACACGTTTAAAAATGCTGTAGAATCAGGTTTTAGTTTTGATTATGAGTTATTGAAGAAGTCTCTCAAAAGGATTTATGAGGCTGATTTTAACCCTATGAACGAGATTGAGCAGAACTTATTCGATGCAACATTGCAAGTGTTTAACAAGGCAGTAGATGAAGGATATGGCAAGTATGAAGAGAGCGATCCAGAATTTGACTTCTATAATCAGTTACGCACTAACAATGAAGTATTCTCGGCATTCAGAACTCACACAATGCAGAATGATCTGGCCAAACAGCTCATTGATGATAAGGGTGTTCTAAAGCCATTTAAACAATGGTCAAATGACGTTCAAACGATAGTAGATCATCATGTTGAGCGATGGATGCGTACAGAATATGACACCGCTATTCTGCGTGCTCACCAAGCTGCGGATTGGCAACAATTCGAAAGAGAAAAAGATATATTACCCAATCTTAGGTGGATGCCTACAACTAGTCCGGCACCCGATCAGGTGCACAAAGTATTTTGGCAATCAAAATTAACTCTTCCTATAGATCACCGTTTTTGGTTAAGTCATAAGCCAGGAGACCGTTGGAACTGTAAGTGCGCTCTTGAATCAACGGATGAAGATGCAACACCAGGAAGCGATGTTCCTGCAAGCAATTATAAGCCGGATAAAGGTCTTGATAATAATGTAGCCAAGACCGGTGAACTATTCAGCAAAACACATCCATTTATTGCGGATGCTCCAAAAGGTACTGATAAGGTTGTGGATAATTTTATTGAGAATTTAAACAGCAAATAAATGAATACGTTAGAGTTCAGCAAGATAGTAGAGCGTAAAATCGGAGAAATGAACGATCTTGTTCATCGGAAGATGCCTGTGTTTGCCGGACGAATGGCAAAGAGTCATTTTCAGGACAATTTCAGAAAAGGTGGGTTTGTGAACAATGGAGTGCATCCGTGGAAGAAATCAAAGAGAGAAAGCGGTACCGGAACAAAAACATTGTATAAGACATTGCTAAGTAGCAGGAATCATCTGTTTAGTAGCATACAGTATATACCTGGTGATGCGCAGGTAATAATTGAGAACCGTGTACCTTATGCATACATGCACAATGAGGGTGAGATTCAATATGTTGCACCTCACAAAAGAAACAGACTGGCAGCAATGAGCATTCAGGGCAGGAAGGAGATTAAAGTAGGAGGTGGAAATGTGAGAGGATTTACGCGAAAAATACCAAGACGGCAATTCATCGGTGAAAGTGCCGAACTCACAAAGAAAATAGAGGATAAAATGGATGCAGAAGTTTTAAAAATAATAAAAAGCTGATAACATGGAAGAATTATTATTAACGTTGATTGACCGGATAGCAACAGGCATGCCCGAACTTATAACCGTAGATGAAGACTACGGCCAATTAGAAGCACTTGATAATGAAAACACAGATCAATATCCACTTTGTTTTCCTGCGGTGTTGATAGATTCCCCGGACACATCGTGGGATAACATTGGCCAAGGCTCTCAAAAAGGTATCTGTACAGTTATAACAAAGCTAATTATTGATTGCTACGATGATACTCACTACGGGCATCCACATAAAAAAGACTCTACAGATAAGATCACAGAGCGATCAGAGAAAGTAAAAGCCTTGCATAAGCTATTGCAGAACCTACCAGTTGGCGACTCTTCATCTTTGATTCGTACAAGGTCAAGATTCTATACAACAGGAAGAACAGGGATAAAAGTATATGAGATAACATATACATGCGTAGTAAGTGAGGAATTGGAAAAAAATGTAACAGCAAAGAAAATGACAGGTATTAAGATTGTCCCTGGAATAATTCGAGCTGGGCAGCAGTAAGATGTGGTTTTCGAACTTTAGGAACAGGAGTTATAGCAATATCCGTAATGTTTTTACAACTATTACGGATAATTGCCATTATCCGTGCTTCAGTCAGGAAGAACTCTTTTTCTGATAGTACTTTCAAAGCATCATCAAATCTCAATCTCTGAACCTCTGTCCAGTAGTAATAACGTCTGCATAGTGCTTCGTCTCTTTTTGCGATCAGATCTTTGCTTCTTCCGTAACTCATTATTAATTCCCTTTTTACAAAAATAGTAGATTTAACAATATCATGCAAATATTTATAAATCAATCAGTCTTGGAATTATCAACATTCCAATTTTTAACTGATAAGGTCTTATTATCAGGATGATAAACAAGTATCGCCGAACCAGAGAAGTTAATCTTATCATTGCCATAATTTCTATATGTGCCGTTAAAATTAACGCTAATCCATCCCGAATCAGGCTCCACCACATTTGAAAAAGTATTATACGGAGATGGATCTACATGAAATACAGCTTCAGAATTGAACTCCTTATTAACCGCCTCTTTCAATGATTGCTTAACCTCAGACTCATTTTCAAAGTCCTTATTAGCAATCATATCTTCCAATGCTTTTTGTTTTTTCTCAGAAGTCAATGACTTCCATTCAACCACTTTATCAGCTTGTTCTTTCATCACTGTATTAGCATCTTTAGAAGTTAACACTAGAATAAAACAAAGAATAATAAATGTTGCAAATAATAATAATATTACAAATAAGAATTTTTTAATTTTTTTCATGATTAAATATTTGAATTGGTATGTACAAAAGTAGTTTTTATAAATAAATATTCAATCAAAAAGCATATAAACACCATTTAATTAACATTTAAACGTTGTTCGAATAGTTATAAGACTTCATTAATTGCTAACACCGGATATTTGCAATGTTATCGCGATAAAACAATAAATGTAGTATTAACTAAAAAAGAAAACAAAATGAGTGTAAAGTATTCAGTAGTAGCATTGCATAACCCAAGCAAACTATCAGAACCAAAGAAATTCTATGCAAAAGCTCAGGCATACGGTAATCTACCTCTTGAGGAGATCTGCGACAATGTGAGCCATTCCGGTACAATTATCAGAGGTGATGTGTTGGCGGTGTCTGACGGGTTAATTAACCAGATGATTGCAGGGCTTAGAGCCGGCAAGATAGTAGAGTTGGGAGACTTCGGTCACTTTCAAGTGCATGTACAAAGTAACGGAGCTGAGACGGCTAAAGAGTTTACAGCATCGAACATCAAGGCTGCACGTATCCAATTCCGTCCGGGTAAGATGCTCACAAACATGTTGAAAATACTTGATTACAATCAAGTAGCGCAACTCCCTAAAAAACAAGCAACTACAGGAGCATAATATTAATGCGTAGTAACGAGCCAATTACTACGTAGTAGTTACCTTATTAATACGCAGTAGTTGACCGATTACTGCGTATTACTTTTTTATTATCTTTGTGTAAATAATAATGCAATAAATATGAAAGCCATTTACTTATCAGAACTATCTCAATTATATTTTCCAAATTCAACAGCTCGCTCAGCATCCACACAATTAAAAAGGTGGATAAACTTAAACAAAGAACTATCTGCACGATTGAAAGAACTTCACTATAAGCCAAGACAAAGGGCATTAACACCTCTGCAACACCAAGCAATTATTGATTGCTTGGGAGAGCCATAAAAAAAGAGCCGGATACATCGCTATGTTCCGGCTCTTTTACCTATTTAATAATTCTACTTTCTTTTTATAATATAATATAAACCGGTTGGTTACGGCAACCTGTCCTTTCAGGTTATTTGGTGAAAAATTATTTTATTCAAAATCACATTCGTTTTTTCTTTCGTAAATAAGATCATAAGATGTTTCAGACAAAGCCATATCAACAGGGCATATCATATCTTTAGCATTTTGAAACTCTGCAATGTTTTCTAAAACATCACGTAGCTTAATCCTAGTAGTTTCAAGCATTAATGCACATTCATTTATAAGATCTCCAAATTGATTACAACCGGAAGCCATATCATTGAAAATAGCTTCTTTCTGTACATCATCTATCATTGTTGCCGAACGTCTTATTTCATCCAACGTTAAATTTATAAGTTCTATTTGTTTCATTTTTAGTTATTTCATATCGTTAATATCTAAATCTAGTAAAATGAATAATTGCTTTTTTACCAGTTGCATTATTAAGATCAAACCAGTCTACCCAATCATCATAATGCAATCCATCATTACTAGCTAAAGATGCTTGCAAAAGAAAACAGAAAGATTTATTATCAATACGCAACGCTGGTAATATATTGAAATCAAGACATTGAATTCCGATACCATCTTTTTTACTCAGATTAGCTATCTCAACCTGTTTACTTATATAAGGTTTTCCAGTCCATTGCCTAACCGATAATACAGCCTCACCTTTATTAATCTTTTCAAATCTTTTTTCCCATAATTCATAATTATTTCTAATTGTATGAATTTTATTTAGATGATATTGAGTTCCTAATTGTCCTTTTGCGAATTTTAATGCAAAGTCTGTTTTTTGACCAGCTTTTTGATGATTTACTGGAAATGTTTTGCTTAGTATTATAACATATGTTTTCATTATTATTAATTATTAAAATCCACAATAACCAAACTCTCTTGAGCATCTATCAAACTGTTCTCTTGAATAAGAGAAACCATTGATTACCAACTCATCTTCTTTTTTAAGAACTGTTCCTGCCTCAATCATTATTTCTCTATACTCTTTAAATGAGATCAGGTTATCAAGTTCATGTTTTAGATAATACTCCATCAGCTCCGCTTCCGTTGCTTCTACTATTATGTTATCTACTATTTTCATTGCAAACAAACATCTTTAGAGATTGAATAAGGTATAACCGTAATTGTTATCTCTTTGCGAACAACTACCCTGCCAGTTCCATTACATTGATTGCATTTAACAAGAGTTGGTTCTAACCGGAGCACATCTTCTGGCTCATAAGAATAAGCCTGTCCTGTGCCCTCACATTCGCGACAAATGCAAATGTGAGGGTGTTTATATCTTTTCTTCTTCATTATTTTCATTCACTAGCAGCTAGTATAACTTGTTGTTTAGAAACATACGAATAAATATCATTCCATGCAGGAAGCGGACCAACTTGCTTATCATCAACATATAAATCAGCGTAGACTTTGCGAGGATTAGTAGGATATTGTCCTGCATGTTCCGGGCAATGGTCATTAATGCGATCAAAGGGAATGCCTTTATCAATAAGCCAATTTATTGCTTCTATTAGCTTCTGATCACATCTGCATGTCCATATAATAAGGCAATGGCCATCTTCGTGAAGTTTCTGCATGTATTCTGCAACATCTTGTGCCGGTTCTCCGATAGCGGGGAACTCTCCGGTATGGAGAGTTCCGTCAAAGTCTACTGCTATAATCATGCTGTTTCACCTGCTTGTGGGAACTCTTGTTTTTCATCAGGCTCGGAAGCATAAGGAAAAACATCCATAATTGCAGTTTCTGTTATTGATTCTACAACATAATCGGAAAGAGTACCTTTCATGCCTTCATCCAGATTATTTTTTGCAGCATCAACAGTCTCGGCCTGAACCAAAACATTTGTTTTAACACGTCTTTCATTTCCACTCTTTTGATCGAGCATCGTAAAAGCTAATCGGCACTTATACCAACGATCATCATCTTTTTTTTCTGAATCAAATAGTTCACTATAATTAGCGCGCTTAATATCTGACACCGTGAACTCTCCCGAAATAAACGGAGTAATCTCTTCAATGATTCGTGCTTCAGCTTCTGTAAAGCTTAAAGCATCTACCAAATAGGGTTCTGTGACTTTTTTATTTAATCTGTTTTCCATTACTTTATCGTAACGGATTTTACATTCAAACCATGTGT